ACTTCGTAGCTGTGTATAATTATCACTAATTCGACAAACCTGATTGAAATAAAGTCTTCCACGCTCCAGGTCTCTGAGTGCTGTATCCAACGTTTCCATAGTATGTACTAGTTGGTTAACTTGTTCACAAATATTACTTAAACGATGTTTCCGCTGGAAATCAAGTTGATGGAATTCATCAGACTTTTCTACATCCTCAAACCATTCATGCAGTGCATTGAGTTTATCAACTTGACAATCAGTTTCACTATGCTCTAGAATAAAACCTGTATCAATTGGAAACTCTGGGTATCCCTCATCGCCTGTACTATTAACTTCAGCAATCAAACTGTTCATTTGATCTTGTAGTATTATCATTCTTTCTGGTGTTAATTGGTAATATTCATTATGATGACAAATGATATGATCGTTATGTCCTTGTATACTTTTATTAACTTGATCTACAAACATATTAGTTAGATGTGTGTCGTTCAGTTTAATTTTTACTGTATAAAACCCCTCACCACTTGGGATGTCTTCTGACTTTGGTGCAATGACACGATTACTACTATTAACAACGTGTTTCCATTTTTCTGGTTTATCAGGACGATCCACCTTGCTATATACTAGTGATATATACTGTACCATATTATATTTTTCCTTCTAATTTTATTTTATACGTATTTATTGATTTGTCAATACTATATTATAAACCACTCGGTTTCCCATACGTATGTTTAACTTTTGATGTTCTATACTGTTATATGGATACTTCTCAAATAATTCAGTATAGTCTGGACTCTGGTATGCTTCCATTGCTTTTGGTTCGTTAATAACTATGTGCTTTGGATTATACAATTTTATTAGTTGACTTACAAACGCAGTCATTGACTTATTATAACGGTCATGTTTAAAATAGTAAAGTATACCACTGAGTAATAATGTATCAAACTCTCTATCAAATGCTCGAGTGTTATTGTGAATAACATCAAAGATTTTATAGTTATTAGTTGTGTAATTCATGCGACAGTATTCAATACTACCCTTATCAATATCTACACCATATACATCTACATCTGTATCTTTAAGAAGCTGACTTACTTTACTGTATCCACATGCTACATCTAATACTGATTTACTTTTATGTTTATGTATATGTGATACATCCAAATTAAACATTGGCTCAGCTTCTGGCGACATTAAATAATCCCACTTATATGGAGACTTGCTAGTAAACGGAGGTGTATGACCACATAGTTCTAAGTTTGGCAATTTACGATATAGATACTTACACCATGCATCATATGACGCTGTGGTGTGACGAAATTGATGCCAATCAAATGCATTACTATACCAAAACCATATATTTTCGTTAGTGTCTAACAACTTGGCTAATAACTTTACATTGTTAATTAAATCAATCTTGATATATTCTTTAGGACATTTACTATAACGTTCTAAAAACCGATACCAATCACGTCTAGTTAAATTAAGCTCTGCTAAGTAATCATCAATTGCTGCTTCTATGCTAGTATAGCCTCCGCCGAATATTGGAGTAGGGTTACAGTTTTCTTGTTTAATATAATCGTTCCACACATCATCAAAATTTTCATGTGGATTTTCATATAGCTTGTCATCCAAGTATATTCTAAAGTCCAACGCTGCTGGAGATACGTCAACATATACGAATCGAAAATCTTCATGTCCGTCAAGTGTGCCTTTTATGAGACCTTTAAGGCCTGCGGCAACACCTACATACACGTCAACAGGGCTACGTGATAGTAAACCGTCTCTATTACTACTAACACTTTCTGTATTGGTTAGATACAACCCTGTTTGGAGTATGTTTAAACTCCAGTCTGGTTGTTCAATATTCTTACCGTTATTATCAAATTTTGCTTTAACTTTTCGACTTGGCCTTATTATATCTGTATGGAATTCAATACCATCGTCAGATAGATGCCAAGCATACTTATCAAATTTATCTATGTCTTTCCAAATCATGTAGTATAAATTCTTTTCTTTTCTTGAATATAGTCGTATATGTCTTGATTACCGTTAACATCAAGTTGACCGACATCATATTTAAATGCGTCTGTTTGGGAATTGTATTTGAGTTTTGCTACTTTAGAAAACCTTTCTTTCAAAAGTTCAACTTGATTTAACAGCTCGGTTTTTTCTCTCCATTCCTTTAACTCAATATTAATATTTTCGTCTGGGTATATTTCTTTATTATAAAATCGTGTCACGAACTGCCAACTAATATCGTGTATGCATTTGTCTTTAGTACCTGCAATCATATGATCATAATCAATATTAATCAAATTAGATGTCCAATCCCTACTCTCCTCTTTATTATTCTGGTATTGAATTACAAAGTTTCCAGGATTAACATCATTCGGATAATAACAAAGATTTTCTGATTTTTCAATGGTTAAAAGATTTGAACATGCCCACGTAAAAAATCTTTCCATGATTGATTCCATTAAATCATCTTTGCGAACGTTCTTAAAGAATTCCGTTTTCTTGGCAAGATGTTTATCCTCCTCACAACGATCGCCTTCAGGCAATAATACACGATCAGGATAGTTGTTATATACTAAATCTGAACACGTACATCCATCAACCATCTGATACATTTCAATTCTATACAAGTCACGATCAACATAACCCCAAAAATTTTCATCATGGTATTGTTTAAATTTTTCTGATGCAAGGAGAAAGTTTTCTCTAGCAACATAGCTAGTTATCCCTGCCCATATTTTTATCTTCACTGTATCGCATATCAAAGTTAAGTTATATGCATTTGATTTATATATAAATGGTTTAGTTTTAGGAATTGTAGTACCATCTAAAGTTCTAATCATTGTTTGCAGATCTGCAAAAATTTCATATGATATATTTTCAACCGCTGAATCAAGTACGTCAGTATTTCCCAAACCTCCGAAATCAGTGGCATACCAGGTTAAATATTTGCGTATATGATCATGTAGTATTTTTAAACTACTAGCGTTTTCATACCATCTTGTCATACCTTTTCCACCAATCGTATAGTTCACTATCCATCTTGTAGATGTCTTCTAGTCTGTATTGATCTTGTCTAATCTGATCAAGTCTATCCTGATATCCTTTACCATTCTTAAACTGTTGTTCATGTGTATCAGGCCACTGTTCTGCGAATGTAGGTCTATTTTTCATTTCCTTTAACGTATTAATAAGTGTCATTTGTCTGTGGGTTGCACGTGGTTCCATATAAGATAAAAGTTCGTCTACTTTTCTATCTAAGATATGCCTTGGCCATGCAAATGGACTAAACACAATATCTGGATGAAACGCAAACATGATCTTAGTTTCCATACTTACATCAAGATCAAGTGATAAATCAAACAAGTCTTTAAGACTAAACATACCAGGACCAGTAATGGTTAGATCAAATCTCATCTTTTCATTACCGCCTGGTAATTCTAGTCCCTGTTTAAAATTATTTAACCATTCGTCCCATACTATACCCTTGCGAATAAACTCTACAATGTCACCTGTGCCATCTATACTAGCACACATAAGCCAATCTTTAAACTGTCCTAGATAATCATATAAGTTTTTTCCTTTAAAGTCAACTCTAGAAAGGTTACTGTTATATCGCAAGTAACAGTTTTTAGCACTGCCATTGTTCACCATTTCTTCTAGTGCCCACCAATGTATATCATACATCAGTGGTTCTCCACCTACCCAATATATCTCTTCTACTATTCCATCGCTGATTGCTTTTTTAAATTCAGGCTCAACAACATTAATTTGAAAGTCGTTCATTTTCTTTTTAACTTCAGGAATCATAAAGGGCTGTTGTTCTTTACTCCACATGTCATGTTTTTTCTTTTCAGCTTCCCAACTACTACTCAGTTGTTCGCCACACATGCGACATTTAAAGTTACAAAGATTGCTATATCGATAGTCAAAACTAATAGTAGGCATAGTTGTGTAACCGTCGTCGTCAGTGCTGTCAAATGCTTCTTGTATTTTATCTCTAAACAGTACGCCAGTAAACCATTTACGGTAACTACTAATACTTAAAATATCATCATTGCAAACATCACATTGACTAATGCGTTCTCCTGCCATGAGCTTTTTACGTATATCACGCATATACTTGCTATTCCAATGTTCCTCAAGTGACACTGGATTAAACTTGTCAACTTCGGTTTCGCTTTCACGTACCGCACCATATGATTCGTCGTTTGTTGCATCAATATATTGCTTTTGGAAACTGTGTTCTTCACGACTTGCACAACACATTCTTCGTTCGCCCTGTGGGCTAATATATGTATGTGTCCAAGGAGCCATACAGAATACTTTGTTTTCACTTTCTTCTGCACAACTGCCATCAGGTAACCATTTTGGTATTTTTTTGTTAGACATTATATTCCTTGTACATATTATTAAAATCAGTATGTCTAAGTTTATCCAATGAACGATTGTAATCGCAAAATTTTCTAAACTTTTCAGCATCATACTTATGATTGTTTACCAACCAAGTTAATGCGTTAACTAACTTTTCTGGATTCTCTCCACGTTCTTCCAAATATTCAATACTAGATTCTGTATTACTAACTGCAATACTCAGTGCACTGTCTGGCATAATTGTTGCCATTTGATAATCTGGATTTACAAGTAACTGCACTGTTAATTGATTCATACTTTCCAGTGTACCATCTTCAAACATATTAATAATAAAATCTCCAAAGCGAGTAGCATTGTACAAACTGTATACTGATGTTACTCCTGGACGAACATTTGGATATCCTGCTTTTCTAATTGTATTTAAGTTACCAGTAACAACATCATAATCACTGTTAGTTCTTACATACTTTGCATGCTCTCCATAATGGTCAATACTTGCAATTGCGTTGACAACTCCAAACTTTGGCCAGTAATCAAGTACATGCTTACCTTTAAGTTCTAGTCTAGTAAAATTACTTGTGTACAATAACTCAACATTTGTATTTACTTCTAATAGTTGTTCTAAAAAGTCATAATGTTCTGGAGTCATTAGTGGCTCGCCACCTGCAAAATACACTTTTTGTAAATTTTTAGTATATGGTATTAGCTTACGCCAAGTGTCATTATAACGTAGTGGTTTATCTATTCCACGTTCAGCTGCCCAACTTGTACTCCAATCTGGACCACAAGTACGACACATTAAATTACACAAATTATTAAATCTTATATCAAGATAGCGTATGTCTAATTCTGGCACACTGCCATCATCAGATGTATTACTAGCAAACTCGTAACCAACTGGAAACTCAGAATTATAACGTTGTCGTTCACTTTGACTTAACTTTCCAGCTTCACGTTGATAGCAATCTTTACAATGTCGTGGACTTGGTTTACCATCTAACATACGCTTTCTTACATTGCGATACTCTGCATTGTTCCATATATCTAACGGATCATCATGATTTAGATTACCCATTGACATATGGAACTCATGCTTTAAATTAGTTGCACAACATAATTGAACATCGCCGTCTGGCTCTACCATCATGTGCAACCAAGGAGCAACACAAAAAAAATTATTATTCAACTTTTACTCCGCCTAGAGCATCGTTTTCGGTATCCCAACCACCAACAATCTCATTGATATCATCGTTGACATAATCCTCAGTTGTAGCTGGGTCTCCTTGTGGTCCAATACTGTCACTACCACCTAATTTATTTTCATCATAAGGAATACTGTCGTACCATTCTACAAATGTAGGGAATGTGTCACGAAAGTTAAATCCACGACGACGATCATATTGCTCATAAAAGTAACGAAAGTCGTTGTACAGTTTAGGAGTTTCAGCAGTATTACGATGTGGTGTTTTAACAACATCTAAGTAATCAATTAGTCGTTGTACGTGAGCAATTTCTCCTACGTTCAGATGATCCATTTGTGTTGGTAACCATTTTTCAATACGTTCTTTGAAAGTTTGTTTTAACTCTACTGGTAGTATCGCTGCACTTTGAAAACTAGGAAAACGTAAAATATTAAGCGTCATAGTAGGAGCTCTAGAACCATACTCTTTACGTAGCTCGATCATATCGTCCATAAACTCAGTAATAGTCTCCAAACACAAACTATTAATAGTCATCATACAGTGTAGTTTTTTAATGTTACTTTGTTTTAGCATACGCTCAATGTTACCACGCCAAACAGCATAGTCAAAACCATCACGAGTATATTCATTTTGTGCTGCGGCACATTCTGCACTAGTATATATTTCAAAATTACGAATGTTAAATGTTGCATCAATCATTTTTTGAAACTGGCGTTCATTTTCAGGAACAAGATTACTGTTAATAGCAAAACGCATATTACTGTTTGGATTGTTATTAAACCAATCAAACAATTTCCAAATACTTTTGTGCATAAGTGGTTCCCCACCTGTTACACGAATTTCTTCTAAGTTATCTGCTAGTCCGTTTTCCCACCATTTCCAAAATGCTTGAATATACGGATTATCTTCTTCATGCTTTGTACTACGTGCAGCCCATGGTGCAGTATCAACGAAGTGTCCACGACCATCGCTTTCAATATTTGTGTATGGGCCATTATCTTTAATGTCTTTGACCCAAGTACTACTGAAAGCAGGGTTACAATAACTACATGCAAAGTTGCAGGCACGGTCAAAACTAATCTCAAGTGTACGTAGTGTTACATCTTCATCCCAAGGCAGTTCTGCACTTGCTTGTACATCTTCGTCTGTAAAGATCTCTGTTTTGTATACCCGGTCACTAATATTATCACGACCAATATCTTCAACTTTCCAACAGTATTCACATTCCTGTGGACGCTCACCTTCCTGCATCATCTTACGCATTTTCTTTTTATGCTTTGTATTATGAATAGCAGTATAGTTTTCTTTAAGTTCTTCTAACGGTATCCAGTGTCCTGGTGGATGGTGACAACTGGCGGTTTGACCGTGTCCTAACCAGATAGTAGCATTATACCACTTTGCAGCACAATAGCTATTACTAATAGGATCAATCATTCGTTCCTTGTAGCCTTGTAATGATTCGTCATGTTTTCTCATAGTTTATGTCTTTCTTTATCCTACTACATCAAAACAGTCGTTCCACCAATTTCCCAATTCAGGGAAAACATCAATGAAGTCTGTTTCACGTCTGAGATCAATTTGATTAAAGTATTGCCAAAATAAATTTTTTCGGTGTATTAACTCCGTTTCATCTATCTCTTTTGTACCTGACTTAATCCAGGCAATATCACGTTTTAGTTTTGCAATTTCATATTGCTTAAATCCATGATAGGTTCTGTTGTAATTTTTCTTCTCAACATTCTCTTCCATAAATCTAACACATTCTTCTAATATGTCAATTAGTTCAGGATAAAATGCTGCTATTTGTGCACTCATCCAAATAGGTTCACGTAAGTAGGGAATGTCAAACCAAATACGTTGTCTTTTACCACGTACAAACTCAGGGTGTTTAAACCCGTCTCTATCTGGAGGTTGTGTAACATGTTCTTGTTGATTTTGATAACCAAACTCGACACGCAAATCTAAAATCATTTGTAAAAACTTTTTTAAACCTGGTATGCTTAGTAAGTTAAATGTGTTTATGAAACTAATTTCTGTACCTTGTGTTTCACGAAGTACCCTACGAGTATTACTTAGCATCTTATCAAAATCAAGACCTGTTCGTATATACTCTGCTTGTTTGCCAACACTATCAACACTTACATACAAACTAAAATGTTTACATGCAGGGGCAACATACCAATTGTTACCACTATCTGGATTAATCTTTTCAGGATTTTCCCATACACGAACTTCCTCAATCTTTTTTAAACTTTCCAGAAACTTATCAAATAGTTTATCATTTGGGGGACACATATTACTAGTAATACTTAGATCCAATAAGCTATTTGGATTTTTGTTCACGTAGTCCAGGACTTTAAATGTATTCTTATCCATAAGCGGCTCACCGCCAGTCATACGAAACACCTTTAGGTCTTTATACATCTCTGGCCACCATTTCCAAAATGCTTCAATATATGGATTTTCTGAGTTCCTTCCAGCAATTGGCATTAGCCCAATACTATCTAAATACTCCATATCATTATGTACAAATCCATCCATTCTGAATGGACCAAAGTCTTTGATTTCTTTTTCCCATTCAGTACTTAGGTGCGGACTACAGTATGTGCATTTAAAATTACACGCTTGATTAAAATTTACTTCTACATATCTAGGGTTGATGTTTTCATCCCAACCCCCTTGTACGACTTCATCCCAAGCGTCTTCTACCCACCATTCACTTGAACGATAATGTCTGTCGCTTAGATTTCCGTCATCTTCAATATTCCAACAGTATTGACATCCAGAAGGACGTTTGCCTTCTGTCATTAATTTTCTTTGTTTTGCTTTTGTAGTGGTGTTATGTAATGCTTTTGGATTTTCAGCTAATTCAGCCAATGGTACTGTATGTGTAGGAGGATGATAGCAACTCTGTGTCATACCTTGTGGTAAGTGCATACTTACTTGAAGCCATTTTGCCATACACATTGTCGGTGACAACTCGTCTAGCTTTGCTTTAGTTAACTCTGCACCAGTTAAATAATCTTTATGTGCCACGTATCAATCCTTTGAGTTTATTCCAAATTGTTGGTTTTGTTGTTGTATTTTTTTCAGTTGTTATTTCTTCAACCTCAATCGTATCTTCTTCTTCAATATCAATAATTTCTCTACCACATTTTCTTGCCATATCAAAATAAATTTCTTGCAGCTCAGGAAATGTGGTTAGGAAATCTACATTACGGCGTTTGTCTATTTCTTCAAAGTAAAGATAAAACTGTGTTTGACGCTCGAGTAATTCCTCGTCATCTATCTCTTTTTTCCCTGACTTGATCCAAGCAATATCACGACGAAGTTTTGCTAATTCGTGTACTTCAAAACCAATATAACTATCTTTAGTTAAATGTAATTGCATAAAGTTATCACAGTGATCCAGTACCTTCATCAAATCAGGATAAAATGCAGCCAGTTGTGCACTCATCCATTTTGGTTCTCTAAGATACGGAATATCAAAATGAACACGGTTACCTTTTTCATTGGCATATTTTTGACGAAGCGTTAGCATGTATTTTAAAAAGTCTTCTAATCGTGTAATACTTAAAAAGTTAAAGGTATTGATAAATGTTACTTCAGTGTTCTTAGTGTTATCCAAAAACTGTTCAACATTGTTTTGTAAGCGTTTAAACTCTAATCCAGTTCTAATATATTCTGCCCGTTCGCCAACACTATCTAAACTAACAAATAACATAAAGTTATTCATACGAGCAATGTCAAGTGATATGCCTTCATTACCTTCCTGTTCAGTATCATAACTACCAAGACAATTCCATTGTTGCCGTTCGTTTGCACGAAACCAAATTAAATCATACAAGAAGTCTCCACTGTTTGGGTGTAACATTTTACCATTTGGAAACTTTCGTTGTATCTTGTTAAAATCAATACGCTCAAGCCCAGGGTCAATTTCAGGATAATCTTTATATCCAGGCTGTTTAACTATTTTTCTTTCCCATGTTGTCCAATCAGGGTGTCCATTATTCTTAGCATAGTAACGTACTGACTTAATGAATCCAGCGTTGGTCCATTCTTCAACTACGTCTTCAGTAACATCGCTTTCAATTTCAACTATTTTTGCTAAAAATTTGTCAAATAGCTTTTGGTCAGTAGGACACATATTGCTAGTAATACTAAGTTCTAAATCTGGATTAGGATGATCCACAATATAATCTAGAACTTTAAAAGTATTTTTATCCATAAGCGGCTCACCGCCAGTCATACGAAATACCTTTAAGTCTTTATACATGTCAGGCCACCATTCCCAAAAGGCTGTTACATATGGATTATCTTTTTTAGAAACTTCAAGTGGCATTAATCCACTCTCAACTAATTGACCTATATCATTATGAATCTTTCCTCCCATTTGAATTGGGCCATGTTCTTCAATTTCTTTTTCCCATTCAGTTGACAAGTGTGGACTACAATACGTGCATTTAAAATTACAGGCCTGATTAAAATTTACTTCTACATATCTGGGGTTGATGTTTTCATCCCATTCACCATCAACAACTTCGTTCCAAGCATCAGTAACCCACCATTCGCCACTGCGATAATGTCTATCACTCAAATGTGGACCTTCAGGAGCATCTTCAATATTCCAACAATAGCTACAGCCACTAGGACGTTTTCCCTCCCACATGTCTTTTCGTTCTAATACTTTGTGAACGGTGTTGTGAAGTGCCTTTGGTGTTACTTCCAACTCAGATAATGGAACTTCATGTGTAGGAGGATGATAGCAACTCTGTGTCATACCTTGTGGTAAGTGCATACTTACTTGAAGCCATTTTGCCATACACATGGTATCAGAAATATCATCAAGAGCAATCGCTGTATCTTCCGCAATTTGTTGGATAGTTGTCATTTAGCTCTCTATTTTATCTTCAACTTGATCTTCTTTAATCTGTGGACCTAACCTAGCTGGATTGCGGTATACAGTTTTCCAAAACCTCGAACCATCGACGCCGATATCTGATATTTCAAGCCCAAGTTGACTACGTATATCATTACCAAGTTCTACAGTTTTTGCTTTTAGCTTATCTTTGTCCCAACTATATCCAGTACGTGGACATAGTTCAGTACCATCAGCAAATTGTGGAGCAAGTTCATCATTGAAAAAATTAGTTAGCCATTCAAAGTCTCTAACATTTTTCCAATCCCATTCATGTCGCAGTACATTAGTCATGTGACATCCTAGTCTTGCTCCATAGATAGCCCAAAGTCCGTTTGTAGTGTCTTCGCCAACAGTCATCCAAACCAATAAACGTCTATAGTTTTCACGATGGATATGTTTAAGTTGGTGTGATTCAACAACGTCACCATTCTCTAAACCCATTTTAACACCTTCACGGAAACCAGCACGCCATGCTTGTAGTGGACTGCCATTATTATACACCCAACTATACCAGTTATTCATTTGAACATACTGTATATTCCAACAAAAGTCAACCTGTGCTCGCTTGTCTGTTACTGGGGCCGCTTCATGTGTACGCATTTTATTAACTACGTGTACGGGCCACATTTTAATACCACCGTTACCGTACACTAGTCCGTTAACTTTGTTTTTTGCAGCAAAACTAATAACGTGATTAGGCTGAATTTTATCCATGTCAAGCTCGATGTTAAAGAAATCTTCATTAACAATGTTATCAGCATCGATAGTTACAAACCTTTCTGTTTCGCTTAAGGCGGCGGCTGCTTTATGTGCGGCATCACTACCCCATACTCCATGGCTTCTCTTGGCCCATGGACACTTATCCAATAAGTCTGCATAGTTTTCATCAGCGTTAGGTTCGTCATAACTAATGTATACTATATCAAAATCGTTGATACTTACCATATTTGACATTATTCTATTTCCTCATAATTAAATGTAATATTCTTTCCTTCTTCGCCTAACAATAAGTTAGCCCCATCCAAGGTTATTTCGCTATCGTGTATAAATTCCTTACCATGTCCGATTTCGGTATAAGGTATAGTAAATTTATCACGCAGTTCAAACGGCGTTGTTCCAGTTACGTATATGTTAATATCGTGATAAATTTTATGTTCATGTGGATCCGTAAAGTTACTTTTAAAGGTCCAACCTACTACTGATTGACTAACAGTAAATGTTGCCGTGTCTGAAGTTTTGCTGATAACTCGAGAGTTTCTGCGTTGGTTTTTTCTTGTAAGATACTCTGATGTAACATACTTTGATTTAAATTTCAAGCCATAACTTTTAAAAATTCTTTTAGTCAATACATCAACATTTCTCAATCCAACTTTATTAACAATAGTTGTTAAATCATAAAGCATGTACCCTTGGTTAATTAAATCAATTGGATCAATCTCAATAGTATGTATCAAGTTTAATGGGTTGTCCTTTTCAATAATGTAGAATAAAAGTACACTGTTGTTTATGTTGTGTGCTTTGCTCCACTTCCTACCTTTGTTTTTAAGAGTACCAGTCATACGAAAAACTGTATCACTGTTAATGTTAATTTCCAGCATTGAACTTTCAACATATAAAATAATGTTGATTTCACTATTAACACTCAATGGTACATCCATAATTTTACTAAGTGCTTCTTCTTGCTTAAGAATACGCAGCATATCAGATTTTAGCATAATAAACCTACCGTCAGGTGTATCGTTTACTAAGTATTTTTTAGGATTTAACTCACCCATTAATATCTGTGCAGCGGCATTATCTTCAGTTAGCAGATGCGGGAACTCAGATTTTTTATAACGGTTGGCTACGTTTTTAATTTCGCCAGTCCACTCATCAAAGTACACGTAGTACTTAGGAAGTGGCTTGTCTCCGACGATCGATATCAATTTTGGTTCTATATCTGTCATTTATTTCATCTGTTATAAACTTAAAGTCACGGTAGTGGATTATTCCTGATCCAATAATACTGTTCTCAATTATAAGTTGTCGGTTTTCTGGGAACCAATAGTTAAGTAAATCAGTCCAATGTTCTGGAACATCCTTGTTCCATAGGTGTTGACTCTGAGTATCAAAGTCATAAAAGTTATTAAGATCAACTCGAATTTCATTTTGACAATCAAGTAAGTATGTAATGATATTACAAATAACGTTTTTGTCAAAACTTAATGGCTTCATGTCATCCATAGTATAGTTGTAGACATCTCTCCAATTTTGAAAGATTGGATCTGCCATTTTAAACCATTGTTGTGCAAGTTCTGTGTCTTTTTTAAAGTAGATAAAGCTATTATGGTTTGTAGGGAAGTCGTATTTTAGTTCAAACTCAAATAGCCTTCTTTTGTCAATATTAACATTACGGAATGATTTTGCGTTAGCTGGTATTGCAATATCATAATGCTCGAATTGCTCCCACAATAAATCAACATCTACATTAACAAAAATAGTATCATAATCTAGGTATATGGTTTCGTCATACGGGCTTGCGTGTACCAATTGCCAAATATTTGCACCATGAAATCCGTCTTTATGCGCAACATTACCAAATGGTAATTCTGTTACAAAGTCAAAAGCTGTCTCATATATCTTAGATAGCTCTTGATCAGTATCTACAACTAAACATATACTTGCATTTGGGTCGCTTGCCTTAATACTAAGTGCTGTTGTATATGCAAATCTGATGCGATCTTCTTCAGTGTTAATACCAAGTAATACAAATCCTCTACTCATTCAGGCCATCCTTTCATAAGATTATCAAAGATGATGTCAGCATGTCTTGCAATTGCAAGTTTGTTCATTAAATGTAGGTTTGTGTCTACATGTCGGGTAAGAATGTTTTTCCACGTTTCTTTCCGGTTATGCGACAAGATGATATAATCATTCATACTCTTAACTTCAATGATATCATCTTTTTGGTCCATATTAATTAATGGCTGTCTGTCAAAATCATGCACAAACTCATTTGTATTAAATCCATTCATCATGTGTGCTGCAATACTTACACAAAAGTCTGTACGGAAGAGGCCTGGAGGAAATTGATATAACAAATGATAGTAATCCCAATTGTCTTTAACATGCGCCCACATGTCAAATAGTAGTTTACTTTCATAACTTTGATCAAAATAAACAACAGTACTCCACCAGTGGTGGATACCTGCTTCATTAAGTTGTTGTTCATTTAAATAAGGAGGCTGATGTTCCATATAATGTGCATACTTGTGCATACCAATTGGATGATCAGTTTCAAAAACGTTGTCATAAAAATCATTCATGATAAAGTAATCAGTATCAATCAATATAGTTTGTTCAAAGGGTGTTAACTCAAAAATTTCGTGTTTATTACTATTACTAAATTGTGCGTTAAACTCCGTCCATGGACTGTCATAATGTCTACGTGGATTGCTTGTATGATTTACATCTCTTACAACAACCGTATCAAAACATCGATTATGAACATCATCTGGTATACTATCTTGAAGATAACTGTACGTTCCATTATCTGTTATTAAACAGGTCTTGTTATTTTTCATATTACGTTTGACATATGCTGCGGCTATGTGTGCAAACTTAACATAATCTATTTTGTCATTGTTGTATGCGAACATACAAACGCCACGATCATCTTCGCTCATTACCAGTCCATTATTTTTTTGATATTTCTTGACTTTTTAAGTTTATCCATTTGTACTTTATACTCGTTTGTTCCCTCAGTATAAGATTCAATAAGCATAGTTAAAAATTCAGACAAATCACTAATCTCAATTGGATTATCTTTACTATCTAGTACAATACTAGATTTTTTGCCCGCAGCAATTAATGCATGTATAAATCCAATGTTGATGGGCGATGATACAAATGATCCACCTTGGTGGTGTACAATTTGTAAGGTTTTCATACGTGCAATTACGTTTTTCTTTTGGTTACTTAATGTTGTTCGGTAGTTTCCAAATTCTAACGCACGTTCAAGTCTCTCATCCATATGAGTTTCTCCTATAGTTATGTGCTATTATAATTATTTATCAGGTAAAAGTCAAGCAGAATCTTTAAGTATCACCAACACCGTCAAAGTTTTCAATAATAGAAAACACAGGATCAGGATTAACATCAAAGGTTGCATCATTGAGTGTAATTATTTCTGGCATTAGGTAACTTGGTGATACTTCTAAAGTGCCATCCGTGAATTGTGCAAATGCTGTATCGTCTAATGTAATTTTAAAGTTAACATCTGCACCATTATCTGCCCATTTGCCATAAAGTTTCATATAGCGTTGAGAATAGCTACTGTAACCGCCGCCGTAACCGTATGCAGAAAAATCACCCAAGGGATATGCACTTTCAAATGCATTATCATGTATATACATTCCAGCAGCGGCATATCCATAGCCGTATCCGTAGCCATATCCGTAGCCATATGCACTAGGGGGCGCCGTTACCCCACTACTAGTAAACAATAGTTGATATGTATTGGTTAAGTCATAAAATCCTTTGCCTTCACTGGTGCCTTGTGTAATACTACTACTTTGGAAAGTGTTATCCCATGTAAAACTTAAAACACCAATTTCATTAATAATGTCTGCCCAATTATAATAACCAGCAGTACTGCCTCCAGTCATTTCCATATTTAAACGTAATTGGCCGCCACTGTTAAAGAAGTAACGAGCATGGTTGTAATTGTTAAATGTCCATTTGTGCTGACCATCCAAAAAGTTTTGCCAGGGTGTTGATCTACCGTAAGTAGGACTTGGTGCTACTAAGTTCGAACTTGCATTTGTTGGGTCAATTGTAAGATGGGTGTTGTTTGTAAGTATACTATTGTTAACTTTTGTTTCTAAAACATTTAAATCTTCTGCACGTATTAAAGTTTTTGCTAGTATGTCTGTACGATTTGCTGGAACACTAAAAACTAATATTGTATCATTAATGTTAACATGGTCAACCATAACGTTAGTACGGTTAACCATACTTTGTAAACGTTCAGCAGTAATTAGTGTACCGTCAGTTAGTGCGTCTTCAATATTGACTGCACCCCAACCAAACTTGTGGTTGGTTCGATCAGCATCAGTGACGAGAACAGCAGCATACTTGTCACCAAAAATCTTGTTGACTAGTTCTGCAACTGCGTTGTATTCACTGGCTAGTACTAATGTACCTGCTGATACTGGCATATTACTTTGCTCCTACTACTACTTCGATTAAACCTTCACCGTCATCGGTTTTATCTGCAAGAGCTCTCCCAATAATATTTCGATAATCAAGCACCTCGGTCATGTTTACTGCCGCAGCATGTCCAGCAACTATGCTAGTAACTAGTCTGTCACCTTTTCTAACTTTTCCAACTACTTTACATGGCACACGCCCTGCTAGTGCCACATAAGGATGTGTTTCGTCAGTTCCGGCTGCACTATTCATTTCAAATCCTGGTGCTGTAGATATGATGCCAAAAACGTTAGTGTCGCATCTGCTAAATGTTTGTGTTATTTCGTTCATTCCACCAATTTTTACTACTGTTCCAGGCTCATATACTTCATCTGCGTGATATCTTTCTGCAAGGTCAGCATACTCTGCACTGGTTGCAGTACCTCTAAACTTAAAATTTGTTGTTGTGTTCATATTTACGCCAGCTTGAATAACTGGAAACTGTGTACTCAATTCAGTTACACCATCTTCCAAGTATTCTGTACTTGCTGGCGTCCAAGCAGTTGTATCGTCTACAAGTATAGTAACAATAACACTATCAACAATGTTTTCAATAGTATAATGCGATATGCCGTTGGTGTCAAGCCTTGTTCTTACTTCCATACGAGTATTTCCGGCTGGTGATCCAATTGTATACCATTCAGGTGCCTCATATATTTTTAAATAGCTTTCTGATGTATCGTACCAAAGTTGTCCTTCAGTTGGATTATCTGGTGCTGATGCTCCTGCGAAGTTTTCAAGCAAGTTTAGTAAGTTTTCGTTAAGATACTCACCAAACCTGTTGTAATTTTTACCTATTAGTTTTAAACTAGTACTAGTATCAACAGTACCGTCGTTTACTACTATTGGCGTCTTGCCGCTTTCTGAATAATCTATTGTGTATGGCATATCTTTTCCTTAAACATCACTATACGATGTGCGTAGTCTGAGTGTGTATATTACTTGTATTTTTCTGTTAGCACTTTTTTGTACTGGGTGGAAAATTACATGCGTTAGCAAATCATCATTGGCACTATACAATGCCAGTTCGTCGAAAACATATGTTCCATCCATGTTAGTTGCTGTATCTGTTGTGTCTTGACCAACTGGTTCACCATAATCTAATGTACATGTTACAACAACGTCACTGTATAAGTTTGTACTTGTGTGTACAGCCTCTACACTGTTTAGTGCAGATCCACTAATTGCTTCATCTACTACTTTACTAAATGTTTGATTATATAGCACACCAGTTGACAACGTAGTATTAGTTGCTTTATATGTTACTGCGCCCAATCCATCAATAGTAGTACCAGCATTACCAAAACGCATAGTACCAATATGGTGTGATCCAGTTGCACCAGTTTCATTTGCTAATAAGTTAGCAAGAGCTACGCTCATATTTTCAAAGTTGACAGCATTGCGGCGGCGAGTAAATACTTCACCGTTTTCAGGATCCCATATTGTAATGTGACCTTCTACGCCTATCATTGTTTTTTCAATTTTGTTAACACTCATGATTCTTTTCCATTTATAATATTTATATCGATCCTGAACCCGCATTTCTAATGAAAGCATGTTCTGTAGAAGTACCTGCCGAAGCAAGGCTTACACCACTATCGTTATAGGCTAGTCTTAAATTATCACCATAATGACCAAAATTATCTAGTATTGGAACACGTGGTTCGTAATTAACTACGGCATTTATGGCATGTGCCTGTGCGGCTGTACCTCTTGTTCCTCTTTTACAATATCTCAAGTTGCCGCCTTCGTATGCACCATATTCTATTCTTTCAGTTCCTATCCAAACAACTCCGCCGCCTGCTGGCATACTTGCAAAAATTTGATTTAGTTGAATTGTAGTATCAGTTGCCGTACAACCCAGAGCTAAGAATGTTTTGGTTGTATCAACAATAACTGAACTCTCGTATAAGCGATATGTTTCCCAAATATTCATACGGAACGAACGTGTATCGCTAGTTTCTGTAGATCCACTAGCATTAGTTTGTACTAGTACGCTGATGTTCTCGTGAACGTCCATTGGTAAAAATTCTGCTCCCCATCCTTCTTTAGTTGACTGTTGGAATACGTTAGCATCGTATATATACTCAATATCGCCATCAACTGTAGTAAATGTTATTGCATCAACATTATCAGGTGCTGTAGTAAATGTACCACCTTCGAGTACAGTGTCTCCTGCCCATATTCTTGTGCTACGAAGATCTCCATACTTCATTGTAATGTCCATCTTGCGATCATGTTCTGTAACCGCAGTTTCCCATGATTCAATATATGTATTACGATCTGCTGTACTATGTAGTTTAGTGTGGAAAGGTTTAATCGTGTTAAAGAAATCTTCAATAACATTTACACTATAGTTACCATATTTTTCTTTTGCAGTTAATAAAGGATGCTCAACATTCAGTTTAACAAATGTAGTTTTAAACGCAAAGTCATCTGCTGTATTATCTACAATAGCTTGATATAAGAATTTAAACCATAGTTTGTTATACTTAACTTGGTGTCTGTTAATAAAGATACTATTTTTAAGCTCGTCTATAATCTTACTTAGTGCGCCGTCAACCGCAGCATCAAAGCCACCAGTATCAAATCCACTTAGGTCAAACCCTAGACCAAACTTTTCATTGTTCCAAAGTTCTTCACTTAATTGGATTGTGCTTTTTTCTTTATACTCTAGTACCCACTTCCCGTCTATTCTACTGTAAATTTCTGGTCTGTTTATACCGTCAGTATGCATTACGTCAGTTATCTTTAGTGTATCGCCATTACTATATGGCAATGGATTTTGATATAATGCAGTTTTATTAGTAGCAGTATATAACGGTGTTGAAGTTACATCATATTCGTATAATAAATTGTCATTTGTATCATAAGTTCTTCTAACATAATCTACGTAATGCCAATATCCACTAATGTCATAGGTTGTTATACCTTCAACATATGTTGAGTTTAATACTCTATCCCATTCATTTATTTCTTCAACAATGTTTATATCAGCAAGTAACTTGTTTGCTGCCTCAATAAAGTTTTGTCTTGCAATAGGTAATTCTCTTACTAAACTTTGTCTTGGTCGTACCAAATGACCATAACGATTATACGGATGTAAATTTAGATCTGGTAATGCATGTGGACGATTAATATCAATATCAGCTTCTGGTGTACCTTCTGGCAAACTATAATCATATAATCTACTCCAATGACTCTGATCTGTATCAGTGCTTGGTTGGATATTAGTATTACCTTGTACTAAGTTAATATAAAAGCCAGCACCGCCTTCTAGTACAACGACATCTTTATTATAAACTGCTGAATTATTCCATGTTGTATATGTATATCTTTCAGTATGTCTATTATAACCAGTTAAACTATCACGCATTTTAATATGCAACTGCTCTGGAATAATGCTTGTGGGATCATTCTCTGACAACAGTGTCCATTCGCTGAGCGGAAGTGCATTACTGTCAACAGTTTGATTAATTTGTACAACTGTATTGTCTGTAATATATTGTTCAACGTTAGCGAGTATTAGTTCACTGTCACCAGCCGCTGCTACCCAACTAATACCAAATCCAGTTGGATCTGATAACAATTGTGCCAATTGGTAAGTGTTGTAGTTATGTTGACCTAAACTGTTGAGCTTATTTTTAACCCAGAAATAGTATGCAACTTCTGTACGCTTGGTTTTTGTATTGTAGTATTGATCTTCTACCCAACGGTATACTACTTCACCGTCAATTATTACACTAAAAGGTTCACCTGTAGCAGGAAGTCCGTCAATATAACCGTTACGTGATACTAATTCACTCCACTCTTCTGGTAACACTGTACTACGTGTCCATTCGTAAACATCAATAGTTGCTCCATCAAACAAACGACCCCAGTTTGCTTGTTTATAATCTATATTGCTTTGCTCATAATCAACATACACAGAAGTTTTAATATCCCACCAACGAGTGCCTACTTGTGCTTGATCCCACATATGGGGGTTTTCATGATAACCGTCAATTGTATTATAGTTGTAACTAGCAATGTCAGAGGTTAAAATAAAGTCAATCTCATCATTAATAAATCCAGGTATAATGCCCTTTGCTGGATCAAATACTTCAAGTTGCGATATTAAACTTCTTGTATTAGCATCATATAACTTAACGTTGTCTATTAGATCATTACGGGATTGGGGCTGTGTTGATCTAACTTTAACCCATCCTTCAGTACCAGTGTGTCCTGTGTTATTTGTATAACTTCCGCTATAGCGATACACTGCTGGGCTGCCGGTGCCATCATCATCAACAAATGCTAATTTAGGTGTTTGCTGATTGTTTTGTCTTAGTCCACTAAAGTTAAATTTAAAAACACCATTGACTTGCAAGTTGTAATTGTTATCAAGTGTAGTAAAATCTGCAAATCTTACATTACGTATTGGATAAACATTACCAACATTGCCTTCTTCTTGAATAAACTCATTTATGTAGAATGTTAAATTATTAGTTGCAGTAGACGTAACTTGATGTATACCATCAATACTTGGTACTGTATTACTACCACGTATCAAAACATGATCACCAACTGTTAAATTGTGTGCTTGTGTGTTACTATCTGCAAGTGCGATTGTGATTTGTGCATCGTCTGCATCATTGATACCAGCACACGCTTTGGTAATATACATACCAAAATCCATTGTTTGATATACACCGTAACCAAATCCAACGTCTGGTTTATCATCAGCAACCCAAATACTGAACACATTAGGATCGTATTCCATTTGTTGGAATACTTGATTTCCATCACTTCCAACAAATGCATTGAATACATTACTAATTTCTGTCTGTGTTGCACTTAAAGTCTCAGCGGTTAAACCAACAGTACTATTAGCTGTGCCAGCACCGATAACCATTGTACTGTTTGTACTTGTTAATTTTAATCTGTTATTGCTGTTACTTGCACCAATACCTGCAATCGCCGCTGCATTAATAATATCAATGATTGCACTCAAATCAGTAGAGCTACTAATATTGGTTGTTGTTACTGGTGCAGTTTCAACACCAACGCCTAATCCAATTGCACTGTTTGCTGAACCAGAACCAATATAAAGTGTTGGGTTACTACTTGTAATCTTTAATACATTGTTATTCGCTCCACCTGCACTTGCACTAACATTAGTGATATTTGCATTATTAATTGCATTAATCACTTGTGTTAATGTCAAATTAGGACTGTTTGATATTATTGTACCACTACTTGTCTCAGTTGTTGTACCAACTGTACTAAATCCAACTTCAGCATTTGCTGTTCCCACACTTATTGTTAAGGTAAATGATGAGGTTGGTGTTGTGGTTGTCTTTGTAATAACAAGTCTATTGTTACTACTACTTGCTGTTACATTTGAAATACTAGCAGTATTAATTCTATCAATAATTTCTGTTAGGTTATATGTTTTAAATACTGTGCCTGATGTAGTAGAAACAATAGTACCTGTTGTAAATGTTGTGCCACTATTACTTTGTAGCCAATCTCTAATTGCTTCAGGTAATGCACTGTCGTCTAAATCAGCTTGTGCACTACTAATATTTGCAGGTGTTACTACGTCAGTACCAGCAATAACATCTACTGCATTGTATGTTGTTCCAATACTGTTGTTTACTAAGTCAACATCGTTTGTAATAAGTGCATGTAACTCTGTTTGGTATGCTGGTGGTGTTCCTGTATCCAATGCCAACAACACACTGAACTCTAACCCAACTGGTGAATTAGCAAAATAGTTTGTTAGTAGTGTGTCCCAAGACGCTTGACTTGTAGCGGCAATGTATGCTGTTCTAAATGCTTCAATACGTTGAACTCTAGCAGTTGCAACACTTGCTCTTATTGCTGGAGTATTTACACTTGTTTCAAATGCATCGAAGAACATTTGTTCAAATGCTGTTTGTGCAGTAATATTACTACTTAGGGTCTCAGTTTGATTAAAGTTTACAGTAGAACCATCAATAATTAAAGTACTAGTTGCACTTCCTTCAATCTGTGGACTTATAACATCACCAACAATATTAATATCATTAAATGTTGTAGATGTTGTTGTACTATCAAATGTAATTGTACGAGCATCTGAACTAGTTGACCCTAATATAAGTGTTGAATTATCTACCACACTTGCTGTAGAACTAATATCTTGTGTGCCTGTAACTTCAATTAAACCATACGTTGAAGTACTCTGTGTCTGTTGTAAATTAATTGTATTACCATCAATAATAAGTGTTTCACCAGAACTTGGTATTACTGGCAAGTTTACAGTCGCAGTTTTACTAATAACATCATTTGGTCTAGTAAGTCCACTTGTTCCGTCTGGATCAAGCATTTCCCATACACGCCCTGCATAGATAACTTTGTCTTTAAATTTATATGCAGTTTTGTTATCCCACTGGTTGATGTCTTGCCACTCACCATCAAAACTATAATCTGCTCTAGCTTTTTCTGGAAATACTTCAAAATCTTGTTTGTTTAATACACGATAGTCTGCTTCTGATAGCAATGGTAAGCCTGCACTAATAAAGTCATTTGCATATATATTTTCTTGGCTAATACTAGTGTAGTTATATGTTTTAGCAGGTCTAGTTGTAAAGTTGCTACCTGGTTTGCCTGTTACTACTAATGGACTATTAAAATCCACATCAATAACAATATCACTCAGGACATCGTTTAACTCTGTAGCACTAAATCTTACTGGTTGTGGATTAGTTTTTAACAACTCAGTGTTCATGGCAAACTCAAGTGTATTTTGTGTTCTAGTGTCACCATAATCTGCTACTCGTATTGCCCACTCTTCGTGTACTTTGGCTGTTGACAAAGTTCCAAATAGTGCAGTGTTACGCATAAATGCATTGAGTGCGTGTTTAGTACCACGATACTTTTGAGTACCTTTTATAAAGTTAAACAATGTATCATCATCTAACCCAAGTGTATCATTCCATTCTGGTTTGTTATATCCAATATTAAATCTTGCTGCATCTACTTGTTGTTGGTTACTCAGTGTGTTGCTTGGCCCATAGTACTTGTCAATTTCACCTGCAACTGTATCAAAGTTTGGAATAACACTGTTTTCATTTACAATGTAACCTGGCGCAAATAGTTTACCGTTCCATTTCTTAGTACGGCTACCTCTCCAAATAACTCTTTTATGTCGTAATCCAAGTGCTGGATTATAAATTAAATCATCAAAGTTTGATTCTTTATCTATAATTAATGCATGCTCAACTTCAACACGATACAAACGTAAGCCATAAATTTCAGTATTGTCAATTGCTTCAATACTAGTCTTACCAGTTTCATTATTCATAACATCTCTGGTAATTATTAGTTTGTTGTTTAATAGTTGTAATCCATTTTTGTTAACAACGTTATACTCGCCGTCAAATCTATTAGCAATATTACTAAAGTAGCCATTTTTTGTTTCATTGATTTCAATTAGCCTGCTGTTTGGTATAGCATAAAATACAGCATTGGTTGTAGCTGTTTCACTCCAAATAACAGTATCGCCGCCTGTTGACTGCCATGATGACACCCAGCCCTGTTTGTTTAAGTAATGACCGTAACCAAGTATAAAGTTATATACTTCTTGTATAGATGTAAGAACAGTGTTATAGTCTAGTATAGTTTTTGTTGTTTCATAATTACGATACTTGTTAACTTGACTATTTCCTACATTTACAATTATGCGATCCTGGTCTGTTCTCGGACGGTTATATTCAAAATATTGTTTGCTATTATCATATCCTGCAATACTGTATCCAGTAGCAACCTTTGTTACTTTAACTGCACTTAAGAATAGTTCCTCTTTTGGTTGACTTGTATAAAGTATTGTATTAATATTTTCTTCTGGAATATTAACACGCCCTTTGTTCTGACTGCTTTCTAAAATAACTTCTTGGTTGTTGTTTATAAATCCGCCAGCTTTAATAATTGGGTTTAGGCTATAGTTATTTAAACGACTGGTAAGTGTAGTAACTTTTGTACCATTACGTTGTGCATAGTTAACAATTGCATTACTTAAACCATTAACATATTTTACATTTCCTGAACTTAACATCGCCTCAAATGTTGCACTGCCACTTGCAGCTACAATATTTGGTCTTGTTTGATAACTACGACCAGGATTAGTTACTTTTACTGCCGTTATAGCACCACCTTCAACTGTTGCTTGTAGTTCAGCACCATTACCAAAATTACCGTATACTGTTAAATTGGGTGCGCTAGAATATCCACTACCACCATTTTTTACAGTAACATACTCTACAATGTTATCTTCATATTCTTCATTTGTTAGCGAGATATTACGATTGTTACCAAGCCATTTGGTATCACTAAATGCTACTTGTACAGTATTAAAATAGAAAGTTGTTCTAGTAGAACTACGGAAGTAATCATTCATTACTCTTAAAGGTCTTAGTTTAGCTAATCCAACAAATAGAGATATCTGATACTCACTGCTAGTTCTCCAAGTGTTTTCTATAGTTCCCCAGTCTCCAAACACAAACTCTGCTGCAGGATTGCTTGGTGTAGATACTACGTTTGCTGTTACTGGATCATTTAGTGCACCAAGTAATGTTACAAGTGTATTTGTATCCCAATCATATGCAGTGTATGCGTATACTGGATCATACAATGCAGGTAGAGCTGGATCATTATAATGACCTGTCTTTAATGCTGTGATAAGTGCTGTACGTTTTGCAGCATCTGTCCAACTATAATTTGTATCCCACCAGGTTGGCTTTTGGGTGTAACCAAACATTTCCCAAGGATGTGTATGTGGACGAGTAGTATTAAAATAGTAAGTATAAATGCCACGCCAACCACCAATGTTTGGTGCTACGTCTTTATAATTCCAAGTAAACGCATCTCCAGCTGAATATAAACTTGCATCATGTATACTAGTAACATTTTCTTTAATTTTCCATTTGTTAAAACTACTACGAAGTGCATTAGTTAAATCAGTCCAAGTATATGGATTAGGATTGCTCGCATTAGGCATAAGTTTTTTGTAGTCGACTGTTGACGTATTGTTTAGGTTATTGTATATACGTGTTTCCAAATCATACAACACAGCATCTTCAATGTTAAATCCACTGACATTACGACGGTAAAGCTCAGTACCTTTACGTGGTGTTACACTTCCGTCATGGCCATATATTCCAGTAACAAGTGCTTTTGGTATATAGCTGTCTATTAACCCAAGTTTCACTGCGCTAGGAGGTACAAAGCTGTTAGTACTCAATGAGTACCAACGGACTTTTGCTGCCGCTCCACCATTGCTATCAAATGTAATACTAGCTGTAATAGTAACTTTGTTATCAGATATAGTATAGTCTTGATCTTTTACAGCAGAACGCCATACTGTGCCAGTACCGCCATCACCTTCACGTATAAACACCTGTACATGGTTACTAGTATCATCATATGTATTAATAGTTTTTGGTATGCTAAACACTGGGGTATCAGTTGAGATAAAGACATACGTCTCTTCTTCATAATCTTTATACTTTAGCATATTACTGTTAGCAAATAAATCGTTTTTATTTTTGCCAACATTCATCTTTTCAAGAGCAGTGTCAACAATGACGTGTACTGGTATAGACGTGTCTGAAGTATTGTGTAATTGCTTACACTTTTGTAAAAATTGTTTCTTAAAGTTTGCATAACTGCTTGATGCAAACTTTAAACTACTGTAAATATTTGTATCGTTATGCATTAAACTTTGTGCTAGTAACTCAGTACTATATGGTTGTTGTCTAATAGTACCACCGAATTCATGTACTTCTGGTAAATTTCTATAGTTGTTAACACCAAACCAATTTCCATATAATCCAGGTATACCATTCATTTGTGATTTCATATGAGATAAAATATCACCAAAACTAACAGTTGTTAAAAGTTCATTTTGTGAGTTTAAAATATGTGTATCACTTGCTATATTGTTGCCTTGTGTAACATTATCATATGTTGACCAAACAATGTCAAAAATATCTCCTGCAGAAAATCCACTATTGACATTTACACTATTGTTTTGTATTGTATAGTTAGTAAATGCCACACCGTTTTTGGTAACAGTGATGTTGTCACTTATGCTATTACTATTGATGTATATTAGACCGGTGACTTGTGTGCCAACTAAGCGATATTTAATTGCCGCATCTAAGAACGTATTATCTGCTGTAACACTGACTTGGTTGTTTCCTAATAATGTAACAGTTACACCACTTCCAGTAAGTGTTGCGCCATTTGTCTTTGTAAAACTTAAATCGAATACGTCAAAGTTTGTTTTAAATGTATACGACTTATTTCTATCTATAAAGAGAGCAGGGTTGACACCATTGATACGAGTTAACTGACTTAGCCCTGTTTTGTATGAGTAGAATTCTGTATTAACGCCACGCTTACTAACTAAAAATCTGTTATCTGCAGATATATCATTAGTTCCAATTGTTACTATAAATGGGGTTGTGTTATCTGTAATATATTGTATATGTTTACTAACTGGCTGTGAATTTCTAATTTCACTCCAACCATTGTAGTAATTGTTACTAACCAACTTTTTATAGTAGTAGTATCCTGGTATTTCTATTGATCCACTTGCACTTTTATTTTCTGGTGTATCTTGTGTGTTAATAACATTGTATGCATAACGAACACTGCCTAGACCCATATCAAAACTTAATCCTGGTTCATTACCGTAGTCTTCATAACGTGGAGCAAATCCAAGTGCTAAATCTTCTGTTGAGCTACTACTTGTACCATAGTTAAAAATTGTATCCCCAAGAAAATTATTATTTGGATATACAGTTGTATTATCAAGTGCAATACTATTACTGTCATATAATTTAAACTTGATACCTTCACTACGATACGTTTTTTGTTGTGAGTAAACCCACGCTGTTCCATCCCAGTGCCATTCACTACCACCGTATATTTTGTTTGGATAAGACTCTCCAAATACGTTGTTATAACCAATAAGAACGTTAATACAATCTCCTACATTTAATGTTGTAGATGATGCACCATA